CATAGGGGGGTGTATTTTTTTTCGACCCCCCTCCCCCTATCGACGACTCTCCCAGATTTTTATAAAGTTATTTTCTTTTTCCATCGATTGCATCATTGGCAGCTTTTGCCATTTGTTTTGCTTCTTCACTACTGTGCTTGGTAGGTGTACCTGNGATCCNGATCAATGTTTCACGTTCAAGTTTTTTCTCTTCGACATGAACATCGTTCACATCGTATGTTCCTTTTACAAATTAGTATAAACCTCTAGAGTCTTAACCGAATCTCTTGAAACCTTTCTCCACATTCCTGATACATTCTCTCGAACAATCTCGTCAATCGCATCTTGTATTGCTAATGCTTGGTCGGGCTCGGACAGGTCGTTCGATACTTTAGCTATTCGTGCTAGGAATGAGGAGGTATGATAACCCATTCGCATATCGTAATCCAACCATTCATCGAACCTTGTAAATGGATCGAATGGATTGTCTACTGTCGTCAACATGTACTCAGTCTTGTCAGTAGTATCAGTTACGTCCATCTCACTCATTGAGACCCACCTTGAGTGTGGTCAAACCGATACCCAAAGCGTCGGCTACCTCAGCTTGAGTATAGCCTGAGCCCAGCATTGATTGGGCTCTTCGCAACTTGGTACTGGTCAACTTAGGTGTAAGCTTTGGCATAGCCAATTGCTTAACCGTATCGGCATCACTATTCTTTAGAATTCTTTCTAGCTTATCCTTACTGATAGCACCAGCCTGAATAGCATCCCATTCGCTTTGGGTCATGTTTATCTTGAACTTCTTAGCTCCTGTTCGAATTCTCGCCTCGTTCAATGCTTGTTGTTTGATCTTCTTGACGTCCTCAGGCTCCATGTTCGGAGTAGCCTGGCGTTTCTGAGAGACGGTGTCATTTGCAAAACGCTGGGCGTGTCTTTCATAGGGGGCGTTTCTTTCAGCACGACTGAGCTTTGCATCTAGAGAGGCCACTTCATTCGCATACACCTTCTTCGCCGAAGTGGACATAGGTGTTGATTTGAGGGGGAGGGCTGTTTTTCGAGCCTCATTTGCCATGGCCTTCAGCTTATTGGAATGCTCGGCATAGATACCCTCGATACGAGTGCCGGAAGAAAGAGCAAAGGCGTCTTCAGTTACGGCCAACCTCTTATGCTGCTCCTTCACAGGAATCGTACGACCAGTAGGTACACGCTTCTTCAGACCTGTAACGGGATCTGTCACTCTCTTTGTCTCAACCTTTGTACGCCCTGTTAGCTCAAAGACCTTCTTTCCTGTAACGGGATCAATCGGACCGCCTCTTGATGGTGAGCGTGGTCTTCGTTCCAGAATGAATTCCTTGGCTCCGGCTTGACTGATCAGAGTTCGGGCNCCAGCTCTCTTTGAACCTTGATACTCCTCTTTCAAAGCCGGAATACCATGATCCTTCTCGGATTGAACATAATCCAGCTGGTGCTTTTCCGAATCGATGACAACCATGGAATGTCGAATAGCTCGAGAGAGCTCGTCTGTACTCGCACCCTGAAGAGTCATGTCGGTAATCAGATTGGAAACTTTGCCCATCTCATAACCTTTTTTAGCACTGGTAACTGGTGGGATGGGAGAACCTTTTGGAATCTTGTAGACCTGAGGATCAAACCCCTTCAATCCTTCTAGAGCGGGGGTATGTTCTACAGATCCTTTNTTATTGGGAATAACGAGAACNGTATCCCCATCGAANTCNGCACCCGACAAACGTTCTGCGACTTTATGATGAATACCTACCGCATCTCGAGCATTGGTTCCCAATACTTTTCGAGCTTCTCTATTACGATTATTCACAGTCAATTCTGGAATCTCGAACGTCCCACCATGAGGATGCCGAATAAGTACGACACGCTCTCCATCTCTGAATGTGGGCGCGTAAATTTCAGTAGGCTTCATAGATGAAATCGGAAGTAGAACTTTGGTCGCCGTTCGAGGTAGAGCAGCAGCACTGAGATGCACCGCCGAAGAATCTGTAGAATCAGCAAATTTCAGAAGAAGGTCTTTACGAACTGTCGGATTCGTAAGAGAGTTGATCTCGTTGAGCTCTCTGACACGTCGATCATAAGTCAGATCCAACTGCTGATTTATAAGTTTCGGATTCTGCTTTGACAGCATCTGAGACGAAAGATCGGTCTTCCACGTATCCCAGGAACCTTCTTCTCCAGATCCTTCTTTGGTAGGACTACCAACCAAATTCATCGCCGACATTACTTTACCCGTTTTTGGATCATGTACCTGACGAACAATAGATCCAAAAGGATTATCGGGATCTTTTTCGATCTCCTTCATAGCATCTTTCTTACGTCCCGTATCTTGCTTTTTCGTATGAAACACGAGATCGACGCCATCAGGAAGATCTTCTTTGTAAACCGCCATACCTTTCAAATAATGCGTACCATCAACCAGAATACGAACTTGCCCATAACTCTTCGACCCAATAGAGAGATCCTTTACGCCGGGCCGAACATAGATCATGCCGTCTTTTTCACGACCCCCTTGATCACCATAAGCAATTCGAATTCTTCTCGGATTGATGGAAATAGGATCTGTGACTCCGAGAAAGCTACGGCCATGATCTTCTGAATATTCCGTGATCAGTCGGATGTCTTTTCTATTCTTCTCAACAAACGATTTAGTAATATCCGGCTTGGTCAACACCTTTGTCGGTGTGAACTTGCCTGGAATATTGACTTGAGGTTGATAGATGGTATGAACGTTGTACCCTTCCTCTTTCAAAACAGCGAGAGCTGTCTTGAACCTACTATCCGTAACGCCGACCATCTTCTCGACACCAATGCCAACATCTACCATACCTTTTTCATTAACTTGATCCCTGAGCATATTGGCAGTGGTTTGGAGAGCATTGGCCTTGTCTTTCTCGCTGTCAGCAAGAAGAGCGCGAACCGAAGATTCAGGCATACCCATTCGACGACCGATCTCAGAATATCCCCAACCATCTTCTCTATGTCTCTGAGCAGTAAGACGCTTTTCTTGTTTCTGTTGAGCAAGAGCTATCGAACGAGAGGCACGAAGCTCAACGACAGAAATACCATGACCTCGAGCGATTTCCGCATCGGTCATTCCCGACTTTCTCTGCGCACTGGTTATGTCGAGAAAGCTTTTATTACGCTTAGTTTGAGTATCTCCGGATCCCCACGGATAACGACCTGAGCGACGGAGGATGCCGTAATGCGCGAGATGTTGTTCATGAGTACGAATCACGACTCTTCCTCCAATCTGCGATGAGTGATTATCCTGTCGAATTCTTGAATCTTCTCCATAATGAATACGATATCCTCTGGATCAGCCTCGTAAACCAAAACTTCATTATCTTGATAAATACGAAGTTCGATTTTGATGTCGAACGGATCTTTACCATACTCAAGACAGAATAAGGCGGCGTAAACTTCAAGTTGATGAACTGAGCCAGGCCATACACCTGTTTTTAAATCGTGAATTCGAAGAGTATTGTATCGAAAAGCAATCGTATCCGCAGTACCAAAACAGTTCTCAGAATAATAGAGAACTTGTTCACATATCATTCTATATTTTATTGCATCATTGATATACAACCCGATAGTTCCGACCAAACTCGAGAGACGTCCTTCTTCAATCTCTCTATGCGCATATTCGTGCTGCGCAGTACCGTATGCGGCGGCTTGAGACGCGGTCCAACGCTCGAGTAATCGATCGCGCGTGTAATGTATCCAATGATATTGGCTAGGACTGAGAAACGCGTGCTCGCCTTGGAGGTTTAAATGCTTGTTGAAGCGCACTCAAAACCTCCTCTTCGTTCTCGGGATAAATATACGCAGCAAATGACATCGCATCCAACTGTCCAATATAGTACCCCTGATTAGGTTGTAGGTTCGATAATGCAGAAGCCTTAACCTCTAACACCGCCCAGTACTCATGCCAAAGAAGAATAAGATCTGGAATACCTTGACGATATCCCGAATCTGTTTTTAGAATAATACAACCCGGAAACATCTTCTCTAATTTCTTGATCAACTTGGC